ACCCATGAAGTACCATCCCACTTCAAGTAATAATCATCTTTTTCTGTATTCTCAGAGTTCTTAATCTGAGCAATATCATTAACTGAAGGAGAAGTAGGTAAATTAGCAAAATTAGAATATGATGTTGGTGTTGTTCCAGGTGTGTTAGTTGTACTTGCCGTTACAACAGTGGTTCTGTTGAGAAGAGTAGATGTCTTGTCAATAGTAATGATCTTATAATCATCTGCATTAGCACTAGTAAGATAATCTCTAGTAGTATTTGTATTCGGTGAGACTAAACTACCGGGACCAGAACTAGCTTCATAGGTGACTGAGCATTCAACACCTGTTGTACTGTTCCAGATTCTTACTGCACCTAATGTTGTTAAGGTAGTGCCACTATATGCAGCAGGTACTACACAGCCAAAGTATGCAGGCTGGTTATCTTTAATAATAGAAAACCAATAAGCACCGGATAAAGTAGAAGCATTAACCACCGCTGATGACGTATCTACAATTATATTCTCTAACTTACCTCCAGGTCGTTTCTGAAGACCAAACGTTGAATCTGGGTATCCGTTCTTAATCTCAGTTAGATAACCTGGACGCATGTTGACATCAGGTTCTTGTGATACACCAGCTATATATGATGGTATAGATTGTGTTACTGCTGCCATTATCGCCTCAATGCATTCATAGGTTCATAGCTTGTATAGAACTGACCATCCTGGTTATAACCAAAGAAAGATCTCTCTACTTGTTGGGTGTCATATTCAAGAGCGTATGCACGACACATCATCTCTTGACTTTCTAGAAGGGAAGATATTTCTTGTGAACCAACAGTACGTTGTGCAAAGATCTTTGATGCACGAGCAATGATGTAGCTCTGTACAGGTACTGGTATTGCAACGTATTCGTGATACCACAATATGTCGCAGTAGATGGGATATGACCATTCAAAGGTGTGGTGAATCATGTCATATAGTTTTCTCTGTACATCACCTGTATTTTTGGTACGTACAGTGGCACGATAGTATTTATTGTTAGGAGACTCAGCCATGTTGAGAGCTACCTGTAGCATCTCATCTGTTACGTTAACTTCTTTATTACTATCAGGAGTAAGAAGTACATGATATTCCCTATTGAACGTCCATCCTTCTGCCTGCACATCCCTTGATACCTGACTAAGGGTATCGTTGGCGATCGCAACGTCCGGGTTGGAAAGATTAAGGGAGGTGACTGGAGCTTGCCCAACGCTTTCTAGTATTTGATTTATAGCTTGTAGTTCGCGTTGACTTTTATTTAGACCAGATTGCGTCATGAGATATATTCTCAATAAGGATAAAAAAAAGGGAGCCGAAGCTCCCCAGGTATTACGAGCGGTCCCGAGCGGGAGCGTCGCATTCACGTTGATGATATGTGAAACGAAGATTCTTTGTCTCACTATATACAGTTGAAGCAGATACAGCAGAGCCGTATCCCTTTGCAGTCTTAGCTACAGAAGTACGCATGGCAGTATTACCACCAGACACACCAGCTGTAGAGCCGGAGACACCATTGTCACCAGCAGCAGTTGTTGGATTAGCCATTTATTAAAGGGTTGTAGCGTTTACACCTGCACCACCCCAACAAGCTACGGTCGAAGAACTGCCATTAGCAGCAGTACCAGATAGGCGACCGTATTCTTGAGGAGTAGGAGGATTCATAGTCAAAGATGCAACTGTGCCAACAACACGGCCAGCAGTAGTTGTATCTTTCCGGGTCACACCAGGAATCAAAGACATTATGAAATCCTCCTTTTATCAGGCTTCTGCTCGCAGCTCAATGGCGCAAGCAGGATTCAAAGTACCGACACCCATAGCCATACGACCAACGATGATGTCACCTTGGTACATGGTCTTAACGTCAGAACCAGTGGTCTGAACTTGTGGTCCAATACCTTCAACAACACCAGCAGCATCCTTCATGTAGATAAGTCCACAGGAAGTACGGAAGTCACCGGAGTAGTCATTGTTCTCACCGTTAACACGAGTGATGTGACCAGCAGATCCACCTGTTCCAGCACCAGTCACCATGAATGGCAGGTTGTTAGAACGCTTGATAGAGATACCGGCGATCTCATAGAGACCATCACCTGAGTTCAGGTTGCCTTGGTTGTTGCCGTAGTCACGGTTAAGGATGTTGCTATCGACTTGAGAGACGAGAGCGTAGTACTGACGTGGAGAAAGCACAGCAGTGCGTCCCTCACGGGGTACATTCTTTTCATCCAAAATACTCGCGGCTTCAAAGAAGCTATCTACGAGTGCTTGTGCGTTGTACTGATTGTTAGCACCAAGCTTGATGACAGAACCACCGGGCTCAGGGCCAGGAGCAGCAGTCACAGGATGTGCTTCACGTGCAGCAAGTGCAATAGTACGGAAGACTTTCTTGTCATATGCTTCAGCAAGAGCGTGTCCAATTTTCTTGGAGATCTCAGAACGAAGCGAGTAGTGAGCAAGAGTCTCATCAAGGTCATAAACAAACGCTGAAGAAATCAGCAGGTCATCCATGATGATGGTCTTCTCAGCCACTGGAGGATCACCACTACCAAGAATCGGAGTTCCAGGGGTGTGGTAATCAGCCGTCATGCGGCCAGTGAAGATGAACTGCAGAGACTTTCCATTACGGAGAGTACGGTTCTGAACAGTTCCTTTAGCGATACAGGCAGACTCATAAGCCTTGAACATCTCGCCACTAAACAGTTTGAGATACAGGGCATATTTATCACCTGCTGCACCAGACCCATCAGGATAACCTTGGGACAGGCCTAGTTGAGGATTGGAGTTAATACTTCCAATCGGAGTCGGGGTACTATTAGGAGGAGTACCAGCAGTAGCAGTCATTGTTTTAAAGAGGTTGTTATGTACGTATTCCTCTGACGTCAGAAGTATTTAATTTGTATCGTGGTCTATCCCACCGTCTAGACGGCTAGAGGTATCCGCTTACGGGCTCTAACCAATAGTAATGGGAGGACTCGAACCTCCCTGTAAGCCTATTAATTACTTATGAAGCGACAACTTGTTCAGCCATGTCGGTTGAGCCATCAGCTTTCTTGCCTGACATAACCTTACATTGTGCTAGACGTTGTGCTGTAGTTCCAGCTTCAGGACTATCACCGTAACCAGTTGTGGTTTGGAACCACTGGTCACCAGTTGTCTTTACAACGTACTGTACTTTTGAAATAGATCTGTTGCTAGGGTTATATCCCATGATAAAAAATTAGAAGTTGTACTTGATTCCAGCTTTAAAGCTAGAGCTTACTTTGTCTCCAGTAAGGAATGCATACTCTGTATAAAGATTGGTCTTCTCAGTTACCTGATAAGCAGCACCTACTTTACCGGAGAATTCAACATTGCTATCCTCTCCAGATGGAGACACAATGGCTGGTCCAGCTTGGAAGTAATAGCTACCATCTTCACCAATTTTATTCTCATAACCACCATGTGTTTCAGTCACAGTGGACTGATGATCATGACCAAGCTTTGAGGAATTGGTTTCGATGTTTGCGTATGGACCAGCGAATGCTGGACCGGAGACTGATGCGAGGAGGATACCGGTAGCAAAAATAGTTTTCATAATAATTGTTAGTTGTTAAAAATTGATTGGTGAGCGTCCTAGTTTTTCCATCACTTCTGCACGGTATGCAGGGTCAGCGTCATACTTAGGATCAGACATTGCACGTACTAGTGCTGCCTGACTTTTAAATACATCACCTTTATCAGAACGTGGTGCTCTACCTTTTAGGATCTCACCTTCTATCCCTTCAGAATTACCATACCGTTGTGCAAGTGACTGGACTGCAAAAAAACATGCAGCCCGATCTCCACTCTGCATAACTTGATCATAGAGGGAGACTTCTTCTTTGTTAAATGCTGTACTTGCCCACTTCAACATGTCATTGTATTTAGTCTCACCACCTACCATGTCTTTAAGACTATTGGCATCGGCTTCACTCATACCTTGTGATTCAGGTTGTTGATCGGCTTTGTATCTCATATCCAAATAAGCTTGAGCCAACTCTGTAGGACTCTTACTTTTTAATTTTTCAATGATGTCAGCAGAATACTCATCAGAATCAGACTGTGCTTCGTTCCACAGTTCATCAAAGAAATCAGTTTCTGCTTCTGCTTCTGCTTCAGGCTCAGCTTGTTCTTCAGGCTGAGCTTCAGCTTCAGGTTTAGCAGGTTCTTTTCCGAGTTTACTTTGTAGTTCAATATATGCTTTTTCAAGTTCCTCAGCATCCTTATACTTTCCAGCTAGGAGCTGAGCTTCTTCTTGTTGCATCTTCTCACCAACAGCCAAAGACTCTTGTTCTTCAGCTGTCAGTTCACCAGTATTTTCACTGGCGTCATACGTCATTGTTGCCATTTGCGCTAATTACTTTTAAGTTACCAAGACCAACCGACTCAACATAATTGGGTGATTTGCCAATGGTGGGTTTACCAATCTTTGGTCGGTTGGCGTATTTGTTTGGGTTGCCTGCAATGCCAGGTGAACGTTCTTCATCTGGCGGTAGTTCTTGACGTTTCTGTGAACGCTTTTTAACTGCAGGCTTATTCGGTTGTTTAGTCTCTTCTGTCATATCAGTAATTAAATTTGTTGAGCAGCATTTGCTTGGGCTTGTTGGTCTACTGCAGCAAATGAACTTGCTTGCTTAGCCATCTCCATGTCCATAGCATTATTCTGCTGAGCATTTTGTTCAGCTGCTAACTCTTGTTTAGTCTTGACAAGGTTCAGATAGTCGATACCCTGTGCTGCTGCGTAGCGTTTGATTAACTCATCACTGTTAATGTATTGAGCAATTGCTTCAGGTCCAACTGTTTGAGCGATAGTGGTCATGAACTGAGTTAACGCATCACTATCCTGTCCTCGTCCAATTGCATTAATCCCTGCCACAATAGTTGGCTTGACTAAGTCTTTTGGAAGACGTGGGATCTCATTAGATTTTTGTAATGCACTCATCTTTCTATTGAGATAAGGCACAAGGAATTCAACTGTTAGCAGACTGAATAGTCCCCCGAGGGATTGTTCGAGTTCGAGTTGGGTGAGACGGACCTCTTCGGCAGTTGTGCGCTCGCTGTTCCGTACTTGCAAGATAAGGAATGCATCACCCAATCTTTTCTCTAAACCCTGCATCATTGCTTGAGCAGTTTGGAAGTCAGCTGTCTTACCAACCTGAACAACACCAATGTCATCAGGTCTACCCTGGACAATGGCACCATTACCAGCTTGAGCCAGAGTCTGTGGTTTTGTAGTACTACTAGGAGATACAACAAAGACCACCTTTGCAGCTGCTGCAGAACCTTCTACGATTGCCTGAGAGAGTGCTTCAAGAGACTTGAGATCTCCCATGTACTCCTCTACTCTGCCTCTACCGTACGGCTCCTGATCCACAGTATTAAATCTTAGACAAATCCAAGGATTGGTTTCTAATGGTGCTTTACCAAAAGATTTTTCTAGTACATAGTCCATCGATTCTTGGTACCATACAAAGCGATTATTATCACGCTTTACATGTGTATAGACATCGACATCTTCATGTCTACTAGCTGATTCACCATCATCCCCAACGGGATTCATTTGTCTAGCTGCTTCTTTAGGTAGACGTGGTTCAACAAGACTACGATGAACTCGTTCTCTTGTGACAATTTCAATGACATTACCACTGCCATCTCTATCTACAACGTACCTATTCAGTGGATAAATTTTTAGCTGATCCTTATCCATAAAGATCAACGCATTACCAGAGACAACAAGGTGCTTCATTGCTTGGTGAACAATGACTCTGTCATCTGATGCAGAGATCATTTCATTAATAGTTCTCTCAATCTTTGAGAAACTTAGATCAATATCAGAGCGAACACTTGCATCAATCTCTTGCTCTAAGAGCTTAGCTTCATCAAGTTGTAGCTTGAAGAAACTAGTTTGAGGTGGCATTAATGCAAGCATCAATTTGGAAGCAAGTGTAGATACACCACGTGCACCAACGGCTTGCCATGGAGTCTTTAATTGACTACGACTTTTAGTACCGTCCTCATCATCTTGACGAATAAGATAAGGAATAGTGAGACGTGCTGCTTCCAATGCAGTCTGTAGATATTGATCACGAAAGGATCTAAGATAATCGTAACGTGCTTTTGCTTTTTCCATTA